TACTACTGAATTTACTTTTACTATTGAAGCATACTCATTATTATACCCAGTGGTATTGTCAAGTAGAACATTTACAGTAACTGTATTACAGCAATACAATCAGCCTACTGATATTTTATATATTAAGGCAGCACCCAGTATCTCTGATAGAGTCATTATCAATACTCTACTAGAAAATGAGAGTCTAATTCCTACTACCGATTTGTACAGACCAAGTGATGTTTACTTTGGTAAAGCGTCTAGTGTAATTTATGAACATGCTTACGGAATATATGCAAGTGACATTGATGAATATATAGCATCTGTTTCAAAGAATCATTATTGGAGAAACATTACTTTAGGTGAAATTAAAACGGCTGTAGCTAAGAATGATGTAGGTGAGATAATCTATGAAGTAGTATACAGTGAAGTAGTTGATAATCTTGTAAATTCAAAAGGCATTAGTATACAAAAAGAAATTTATTGGCCTAGACCAATTGATTTAGGATTAGGTCCTTGGTATACTAGTCTTACTGATATCTATACAAGTTACGTAGATATTTTAGGACAACAATACTATACCAGTCTGACTCCGGGATATGCTAGAATATTATATCCAAATAGTTTACCTAACATGCGTAATCAAGTAGCCAGTGTATTAGGTCAAGAATATGATAGTACCTTGTTACCATTATGGATGACTAGTCAGCAACCTAATGGCAGTACCTTGGGATACACTCAAGCCTGGGTAATATGCTATACAAAACCTGGTAAGGCAGCGGCGATACAGAGTAATATACAAAATAATTGGAAAGATCCAATCGGTAGAAACTACGTACTAAATCAAATTAACTTTAGAATTGATAGATTCTCGGTGGATAAGAGCATCACGTACAATTACGACAAGTCAACTACACCACCTGCTTGGACAGGGTTACCTAGTGCTAGCCCAGTACCCAATCCATTGGATAGCAAAGACTTTTATGTACTGTTCCCTAGACAAACAATTTTACCCGACAATACACAGTACTAAATATAGATAATGGAATAAACGCAAATGAGCACAATTAACACAAACGGATTAAACGTAAATTACCCTGTACCCGGAGTCAATAACAACTCTCAAGGGTTCAGAGATAATTTCGCTACTATAAAAACTAACTTAGATATTGCAAGTAATGAGATTACAGACTTGCAAACCAATGTAGTATTGAAGTCTGCACTACAGAATTCTGTACTAAACAATGACATGGCTAACACACTTATTAGCAATGCCGCAATTAGATCATTTAGACACACTACATATAACTTGGGTAACTCATTATCAGGTACTGTGTTAGTTGATGTGTCGTTGGGTGATGTGCAGATTGGCACGGTATCAGGTAACGTATCATTTACTTTTGGTAGCTGGGCACCTACTGGAACACAGAGTAATGTTCAACTGCAATTATCAGTTAGCAATGCTAACGCAGTGATTTCATTCCCCGAGCAGGTAATTCAATCTAACAGTAACTACGGAACTACATTGTTAGAAAACTATGCAAACGTTGGAAACGTTGCAACAGTGACTGTGCCATATGGTGTTACACAATTAGATTACAATCTAAGTTCAGTTGATTGCGGAGACACTATTACAATTGAACCATACAATAGACCGCAACAAACAACACAAATTCAACAACGTATTCCTTCTCCGATCGGGGCACAAGGTGATGTTGTGGGCACGGTGTGTGTGGGTACCGGATTATCACAAGTCACTTGCACCAACACCAGTGTTGGTACTAATTTAATTACATGCAACAGTACTTCTGAATTTTATATTGATATGCCAATATCATTTAATGGCTCAGTATTTGGTGGTATAGTTGATGGTGCAACATATTATATTAAAACTATTGATTCTGGAACCACGTTTACTATAGCATATCTTCCGGCAGGAACTACTGTTCCATTAAGTACAGTATCAGGTACAATGTACGGGAGTCCTATAAGTTATATGTATGTTTGTACAGATACATATGACGCCGTAACTGTTGGGCCAAAAACAGTAATATCAACATATAGTTCAAATAATGAAATTGTATTGAATAATATTACTTCATTGATTACCAACGCACCTATTCGATTTACCGGTAATGCGATCGGTGGTCTAAACACATCTTCAATATATTATATTAAAAGTATAGTTTCTGGAAATTCTAGTATTACAGTTAGTCTTACAATTTTTAATGGAGTTGCAGGTTCTGTAGTAAATTTAAGCAACGCTACTGTTGCCACAACTTCAACATGTCAAGCCACTAGTTATAATGGGACTACTATATGGAAACAGATACCGTTGTTAGTATCTACTGCAACAGCCGCATTAACTGATATTGCAGTATCAGGTAATGCTACCATTGGTGGGAATGCTGTTATTAATGGTAATCTTACTGTTAATGGTACGTATACTTATGAAAATGTATCTTCTTTGTCTATTGAAGATCCTATTATAAGTTTAGGACGAGGTCCTAATAATACGGCGCTAGTAAGTAATGATAGTAAAGATAGAGGTGAACAGTTATGGTATTATTCAGGTTCTGAAAAATCTGCCTTTATTGGATGGGATAGTTCTCAGGGTAAATTAATTGCAGCCGCTGATGTAACTATTGCCTCCGAAGTAGTAACTGTTAATTCGTATGGTAATTTTGTTGTAGGTAACTTAGAGGCTTCAAATATTAGCTCAGTAACATCATTGTCAGTTGTAGGTAATGTTACTGCAGGTAATTTTATTACTAGTGGAACTTTTACAGCATCTAGTTTCACAGGAAATGTAATTGCTAATAATTTAAGTGTTTCAGGTACTGCTAATATTCCAACTGTCACTGGTATTAGAATAGGAGGCGGCCTTAATGGTTATTATTTGGTTACAGACGGAACAGGAAACTTGTCATGGGTATCCGGTGGTGGGTCAGGCACCGGTGTAGTTGCTGGTTCAAACTCACAAATTCAATATAATAATGCCGGCTCATTTGGAGCAGCAGCCGGCTTTACATTCAACTCAGTGTCTAGTCTAATGTCAGCACCCGGTGGCATCACTGCTATAGGAAACATCTCTGGTGGCAATTTGGTAACAGGTGGCGCTTTATCTGTTACTGGTAATGCTAACGTCGGTAATATTGGTGGTACAGCAGGAGTATTTACTACTGTTGCTGGTAGCTTAACAACAGCGGCCCAACCAAATATTACTTCAGTTGGCACCTTATCAACGATAAGTGTTACCGGTAATGCTAACGTGGGTAATATTGGAGCCACTGCCGGAGTATTTACTGCTACTATCAGTGTCACCGGTAATGCTAATATTGGCAATATTGGTACAGGTGGATTGATAATAGCAACAGGTAATATTACCGGTGGAAATGTAGCAACTAATAACTATGTGATAGTTAGTGCCGCAAACAGTATATCTGCAACCGGAACAGTTCAATCTGACGCAACGCAACTAACTAAGAGTATAAATGTCGTTACTACTGTGGCCGCAGGATCCGGTGTTAAGTTACCGGTAGCAGAAGCAGGTATGCGAATTATTGTTAGAAATAGTACATCTACCGTATTAAATGTGTATCCAAACACAGGGGCCGCTATCGAACCAGCTTTAGCTAATGCGGCATACACATTAAATGCTACAACTTCAATGGAATTCTTCTGTTCTACAGGTGGTGCTAGTGGCCAATGGTTTACTTTATTTTAAGTAACTGTCGTTACATATAAATACGAAGGATGACACATCCTTTTATAAACGACCTATCTGACAAGTCTTTAGAAGACTTACAAGAGACTATTTCTGGTCTTAACAAGAAACTTACCTTTGCTTATCGCATGGGTAATCAACCACTAATCCATCAACTGCATATGGCTCTAGACAGCTATAGGGTCGAATATAGTAAAAAAATGGATGATCTGATGAAAAAGCAGACTGCACAAATTAACATTCAGAAAAATGATTGATATGAACACTAGAATAGAACGAGAATTTGAATTCCAAGCCGGCGTATATTTTGATGGGAGGATGTTGATGAACACATATGCAGTTGGTCTGTCTATGTTAGTCATGACAGAATCAATCCCGGAACAAAACATCGCTATGGATCGCATCAGTTATTTTCTTGCTGAGTCACTAGAAAGCTGTATATTTGTAAAAAGTACCGAGAAGAAGGTCATTGAGAAATATGTTGCGGCAGACTTGAAAGTATCTACACTACCTGAAGAACCATACGATCAGATTGTTTCAATGTTGCTGTTGATTAAGTTGAATGCAATCACTGAAAAAAGACTAGAAGTGACAGATATCAGAATCACTACTAAATTAAGTGATGGCGTAAGCTTCTTGTATGACAATGAAGATGCATATGGTCCATTTGAACAAATGGGTTGGTGGCATGAATCTGGTACTACGATAGCAGACTTACACAAAGCACAGAACAAAAAAGATAAGATTGTGAAATTGGTCAACAAAGCAAATGATTGGAATGAGTGCTCATTGATGTGGCAAGAAAAGCATACTAAATCTTCCGAAATAGTCTTTATGACCGAGGACAAGTAACCAAATAGGTTGCACATCATATCTGTTTGTGTTATCATTGCACGATGAGAACAGATATATACGGTCAACTTATTCTAAACGAAACTGACCTTTGTCATATTTTTTTACAAGATCCTACGAGGACGGTAAAAAATGCGTTTGTGGAAGAACCTGTTGAATTTAGTGGGTTCTTGTCTATTGAAAATATACCTGACTTAAAGGTATACACTGATTTGGGCATTGCGTTAGATGAGTTTGATGAACAACGACAATCACAATGGCTTTTCCCTAAAGAATACAAAGACATGGATATTGCTAAGTGGATACTAGAGCAATGTACTAGTGAATCTGAACTTCAACGTGCAGGAGAAGAACTATTATTATTCCAAGATAGGGATATGTTCATCTTGTTAAAATACTTAAAATATCTAGTTGATACTATGCGTGACAATAACATCGTTTGGGGTGTAGGTCGTGGTTCTAGTGTTGCTAGTTTTGTATTGTTTTTAATAGGTGTCCACAGAATAAATAGTTTGTATTACGACTTGTCTATTGACGAGTTTTTAAAATAAGGAAAAAATCATGGCAACATACAGAACAGCATTAGGTAAGACAGTAGATATGGCTGCATTGCAGACACGCAATGAGCGAGTTAGAGCAGTGGGAAATATGAGTGTAAATGCCCGAGGTGATACTATTGACGCATTTGGCAACGTAGTCAAACCTGTCACTCAAAAAGTAAATGAAAAATATTCAAAAACAGTAGGCAATAGGTCAGCCCAACCTAGAAAACCTGCGCAACAACCAGTGTCTCAGACAGTCCCTGCACCTGCACCTAAAGTAGACTTTAGCGAACTCAACGAAATTGAACGTGAACTTGAAGAAAGTATAGACGATGACATTGAAGTTGAGAAAATTAAAGCCGCAGAAACCAAAAAAGGAAAGAAATGAGCGAATACAGCAAACCAGCGTTTAGCCCTACGAAGGTAGATGGTCTTAAATTCTTTCGTGACCACGTTATTGTGTCTGAAATGAGTTTTGAGGATCGCATCACTAATGGTGGCATCATCTTAGTGAATGATGATAAGAAAAGTGCAGGTATTCGCCCACGTTGGGCAAAGATTTATGGTCTAGGTCCAGATCAAAATGACCCACAGTATGAGATTGGTAAGTATATCCTTATCAGTCACGGTAGGTGGACACGTGGTATCACAGTAGAAACACCAGAGGGTAAACAGACGTTGCGTAAGGTCGATCCTAATGATATACTATTAGTATCGGATGAGCCGATGTATGACGAAACAATGAGCACACAGGTATATTAATGATAACATGGTTTTATAGATGGTTGGGGAATAAGATTTCTGCGGTCAATGGTTCACAGGATATGGAAGCAGAACCCGCAGGAGTCAATTTAATTGGGAGACCGATCAGCAAGTCTAACCGAATCTCTAAAGTCAGAGAAAGTGATGATTTAAGTTCAGAACCAATTACATTCAAAATGTTCAAAGCAAACGGTGGTTGGGCAATAGAATTTAGACAATATGACTCTAGAAATGACAGAGTAGATACTAGTCTATATGTCGTTAACGATGAACAAGAACTCGGTAAGCACGTTTCACAAATTATTACTATGGAAGCATTAAAGCGATGAAGAATCAATTATGGGTAGAGAAGTATCGCCCTACAAAAATCAGTGAGTATGTTTTTGTTGACGAACGACAAAAATCACAAGTCACTAACTGGGTCAAAGATGGCTCTATACCTCACTTGTTATTGAGCGGAGACCCCGGTACTGGTAAGACAACACTTGCTAAGGTGCTGATTCAGGAACTCGGTGTAGAAGATTATGACGTACTAGAAATCAACGCTAGTCGTGAAAACGGCATTGACTTCTTGCGTGAAAAGATTAACGGGTTTGTGCAAACAATGCCTTTCGGTAAATTCAAAGTTGTTTTGCTTGACGAAGCTGATTATCTAACACAGCCTTCACAAGCGGCATTGCGTAATGATATGGAAGCATATCATCAAACAGTTAGATACATTTTAACTTGTAACTATCAGCACAAGATCATCCCTGCACTTAAGAGCAGATGCCATGAGTTTCATATCGCTAAAACAGATATGACTGAATTTACTGCACGTGCGGCAACAGTATTGGTTACTGAGAGTGTTGAGTTTGAATTAGACACACTAGATAGCTATGTTCGTGCGACATATCCTGACTTGCGCAAGTGTTTGAATCAGTTGCAAGTGAATAGCAACTCAGGTAAGCTACTAGAACCACAGACACAAGGGTCTAGCGAACACGAATTGTTATTAGCTGCCACATCATTGTTTAAGTCAGGTAAAATATTAGACGGTCGTCAGCAGTTGATGCAGTATATCGCATTGTATCCTACACGTATTGAAGACACATACCGTTGGATGTATGATAACTTAGACTTGTGGGGCAGTTCTAACGAACAACGTGATGCAAGTATTATCGTTATTCGTAATGGTCTAGCAAATCTGCCACTAGTGGGTATCCCTGAGATTAGTTTGGCAGCAACATTAGTGGAGCTAACATCATGAGATACTTGATGATTACATTTATGCGTAAACCTGGTGGTCAGATTGATGAACAGATGACTGTTGCCAAGAAGATCCGCACCTCAGACATTCAAACATGCAACGTGATTATGGATTACGCTAAGAGGAAAGTTGAGAAATGCGTTATTGAAGGTAAAGTAGTTGATACTGACTGGGATAGAATGCACACTTACTACAGCAAGGTGTATCCAAACGTAATAGCTCAATTAGAAAAAGAAGCGCAGATTACGCTACAAACAAAATAAAAGAGGGGCAATTGCCCCTCTTTTTATGAGTACAATTTAAGAACGTGCTCAATAATCTTGTGTCGTTGAATGTCACGTGTATCAAACTTACAAGATTGTAGTCCTGGTATTGCCCCCTTATCTAGCCTGACTAACAAATCCATTAATCCGTTATCGGCTGTCTTTCTGTCGGTTTGCTCAATATCCCCTGTGATAACTATCTTACTGCCTATCCCTATTCTAGTCATAATCATCTTTAATTGACTTGGGGTACAGTTTTGCGCCTCATCTAACACTATCCAGCTATGTTTGAAATTTCGTCCTCGACAAAATGCTAGAGGTGCTATTTCCACTATTTGTTCTTCTAGCATGTGGGTGATTTCCGCGGCTGTGTAATGCTCTCTAAGTACATCTAACAAAGGTCTAGTCCATGGTTCCATTTTTTGATTAAGGTCTCCTGGTAAGAACCCGTGCTTCTCATCGTCTACACCCACTGCAGGACGTGTCAAAATGATTCTGTCACATTCCTGTGACTTCATTGCTTTAATTGCCGCTTGCATAGCTAAGTAGGTCTTGCCCGTTCCTGCAGGCCCAGAAACCACAACAATATCTGTGTTGTCATCTAATAGTGACAATATGTATTTTTCTTGGTTTATGGATTTGGGGATTAACTCAACTGGCTTTCTAGCTTTAGCTTTAGTTGGAATTGCTTGATTGAAGTCTATGGTTTTAGATTCATTGATATAGAATGTTTTTGATTGAGAGTTGTGCTTTTTTGTCTCTGTGCTGTATCGTGTATCCTGATTATTAGTGCGAACTGCGCTAGTTTTTCTTTTGCTCAAGTGATTCTCCTTTGTAGAGCGTGAACGATGTGAACGTTCATTCTTATTTAAGTGGGGTCAACCACGTTACAATAGTAGTGTTTTAACACAATTCCCTAGCATAAATATTAGGCTAAGGTAAACAGGAAATGTTATTAGTCCTATTATAGGATAAAAGATAAATACAACATGAAGAATAAAACCGCGGACCAATTTTTTGACGATATTGACTTTGTTAGCGTAGTAGATACTATTAAAGGAATCTACACTAGCGACGGGTCAATGAATACATTATTGGACTTTGAGCGAGTTCTAGATGAAGCTGACCTTTATGCATTTCGTAATTGGATCAGCGGAGAATTAGTCCAGGGTCCTGATGTAAAACGATACACTGTAGGCTGCACTTTTATGTGGCCGTATAAGCTTATGCCTGATCCAAGAGGCGCAAAGCGTTTAGTTTCTATTGGATGCAAAGTTAGTTTTGCAAAATCTAAGATTAAAGTTCCTGTCGAAATTGAGAATTACGATGACTATGTTCCGGGTACACGTTATCCGAAAATGACAGAAAGACCTATTTGGTTTGTCAACATCGTTATTCCTACTGAATTAATGAATGAAATTAAAGATGGATCTATTGATTTAGCGGATCAAGATATCGACTTGCAAGAGATTGATGATGCATACGGAGATGATCTAGACCAAGAAGGTACACAAGATGATAGTGAAGAAGGCGGAGCAAGTCCTGATTCAGGATTGGGCGGTCCCGCACTAATGCAACAACCAGCACAACCACCGGCAGTATAATATGACTAGAAAAATTATTAATGAAGGACTAGACTATCAAGACTTGGTTGGTCAAGTCAAACCTTTAGTAACAGTCGATGAGTATGCGGCTAAGATGGGTAAAGATAGTGATATAGTAACACTAGCTTTTATTCTGAATAGCGAAGCCGCTGGAAATGATATCGTAGATTGGTTTGAACGTGGTTATGATTGGGTATTGGATTCTAGTTTAGGTGAGGGTGAAATTGCACCCGGCAAGTACATAGTATTCGTAGAAATGAATCGTAGAAGTACAGTACCTGCAAGAATTTTAGAATTGTTAGCAGACTTAGAAACTCTTACTAGTATTCCAGTGAAAGACTGGACCGTACAAGTTAATGACGAAGAATATGAACCTGACGAAAATATACTTAAACAGGTTATCGTGATATCACCACACGCATATCGTGAAGAAGAAGAAACTGAAGAAGCAGAAGAAAAAATGAATGAGATGCGTGAACGTGCAGGCATTCAACCTAAGAACATCTTCAAAGAACAAGACAAAGAAATCAAAGCATTTAAAGCAATGGCAGGACTATAAAATGGCAACTATATTACCTAAAAAGGCTGGGTTTGAACAGCCGATGGCACTAGATGACGAACATCATGACGCATTGGCATCAGACCCAACAATACAACAATTCCCTCAAGGCAGCAGTTATGGCACAAACACATCATTTAGCGGGGCTCCAGCATTTGGCGCACCTTCGTCAGGAGGCTTCGGTTCATCCGGTTCGTTTGGTTCATC